GAAGAGCGGCACCTTTAAGTCCAAGCGATCCTCTTGATGCTGGAATGTCGTTTAAATCAGCGAGATTTCTGGTTCGGTTCAGAGCGACCGCTGCCTGTGAGACAGTATCGGTTAATCCAAGGTTTGCTATAGCTACAGCAACTGCTGCTGATCCTGCCGCAGCGATCTCTCCAAGGTTGCTTGCGGTTTTGAGATAGCCAGCAGTTAAATTGAACCAACCAGCACCACCTGTGTTTGGATTTGTAGTATTTGAATCAACAGTGCTTTTATATTGCGTCAGCCCGTCTGTTCCGAGCACTACCGCGCCCATCGGATACCCACCAATGGCAGTTGAAAATGCAGTATCCCAGTTATTTGTAGCCCCAGAGCTAGCCCATCGAGCAAGAGCTGAAAGCTCAAATAAAATCTGGTTCATATCCTGACCTTTTGGAGGTAACCCACCGGCCGACTTCAAGGTCATGGTGATTGGCGGGAAACCATCCAGATAGGATGCAGTGTTATCTCCCGCTGGGGTATTTGGCAGAATTGGTTCGCGCTGACCATTAACAGCGAAGGGAGTTGATTGTTTTACAGGCGCATCGGTACGATTCATAATTATTCTCTGTAAAATGTTCCATCATTAAATGGATATGCATCTGAAGCGAATCCAAAATATGGACTCACGATCTGATTGATATTAATAAGTACACCGCTGGGAACGGGAACAACATCATAGTTAGTCATAATTGACTCCTCATATGGAGCTAATTCAAACTCAAATGTTATCCCCATTGTCATATCTCTATAATTTACGCAATAGGCCCGACCTCTTTCATAAAAGAGTATCTTAAGAAACTTATTAATTTCTGGAATTGTCGCAATGCTAATGTTTGTAAATGCCTTGCATAAGATTAAAGTTCGATATGCATCATCACCAAGCCTAACATTCGTCGTCTCTTGAACGCCGCCAAAAAATGGAGATTCATTGAATGGGGTTGGATAGTCAAGATTTGCATCATCAGACTCACTAAATCCGAAAGAGGTACTTTCAATGGGTGCAATGATGTACCTGCTTATATTTACTATCTTTCCCCACACATCAAGACCGTAAGTCTCACAAGTCATTAAATCCCATACTCTGGTGATAAACTCATCCGAAAAATCATCAAGGCTGGTAGCCTGATCAAAGGTGCTAATTATGGATAGGAGTTTTTGACTGGCAGAGTACTGGGTAAGAACGGTGTCTTGCCACATGCTCTATCCCTTACGATAATGTTACATTAATATCTGATTCCTGAATTGTGGGAACCTTGTCTATCCCCATTGTCACCGCGGGGCCATAAACTGAACCATCAAGTGAAACCTCCAAGGAAAGTATTCCTACTGAATCCGGTGAAATAGATATAACAGGTGCATAATACTTACCTGCATTTATTGTCGCTCCAATTCTCGCTTTTCCAATACCCTCATAGCCACCATTAAATACGGTTGTAATCATGTTTTTAACTTGAGCTGTAATATCACTAGGGGGATTTAGAGAACTATCTATTTCAACGTTGAAGTATACTCTGGTAGGCGTTGCCTTTAGCCATTGCATATCATATTCAGGATAGGGTGCCGTATAGTTGATGTTGTCATAAATGGTGTAATGCGTATCGCCATTCATGTTTGCCCCAGGGTTATACGTCTGGAAAATTGACTCGGCGACATCAGCGTCCGCCCCGCCATACACGCAGATAAACAACGAGTGTGCGAGAACAGGGTAATTAGTCGACCCCTTGTTGACAGTGGCAGCCGTTCGGTTGGACCAAACATACGCATCCAGCACTCCTTCCGTAGCCAGAATGGCAGCCAGTGTTGATGCGTCCTGGTTGCGACTGTTTCTTGCAACAGATTGTTTTCGCCGGGTTTCAAATGCAATTCTCGACTCAACATCGACACCAACAACACCAGGGCTCGCATTGGTAACCCTATCCCAGCCCGGAACAGAACGATAAATTTGATTAAGTGCTCCGGCACCGCAGGCGATTGGGCCGGTGGTGGTGTTTACGAACTGAACATCAATCGAGCCTGATGCGGGTATAATGGCGTTATCTATGCTTTGATAGATATATCCATCCTCATCAACTGCGGTGCTACCTGCCGGGATGGTTGTGCCTACCTTACCAATGCATGTTGCTGTTACCACGGTGCCTTGTGCTGATATTCGCTCCTGAAAGTAGATGCGCCCTATTCCATCCTGAAATCTACCTGTTGAGAAATCAGGGTTCATCTGGTTAAACAGACAAAGTAACTTGTCGTTAACCTGAGCAATGATTTCAGTATCTGACTGTGCGATTTGCCCCTGTGGTGAGCTCAATGACTGACTGGCACCACCTCCGAGTGCTGTGCTCATATCCGTGAGTCGGCCAGAAAGGATGTCCGATACATCGGGGATCAGGAGTCCGTTCTCGGTAATTGTGACATCCGGAACAGCGGTCGTTAGTGTCGTCATAAATTTGCCTGCGCTACATTCCCGTTTACGTCAGTGACGCGGATAGTCCCGCGCATGCGCCGGGTGTTTTTATCGAAAAAGACGTTAGCGATAGCCTGGTCAACAATGGGGAGTTTTTTGGCTTCTGTTTGCAGCTTCTGAGCCACATAGCTTGGCGTTGGTCGCTTACCTAATACATCTGACTTCCAGGGGATGCCAAGTGTGTTGTCGTAATAGCATTCCCCAAAGAACACCAGACAGGCGCTTGCCACATCCTGCGCAACGGAATAGGACTCATCAGCGATAGCAATGCTCCCGTTACCGTCCAGCGTTAGATCCCATGTTGATGTATCTAATTGCATGGTTCTGTAAGTCATTTATGGCTCCAAAGGCGCTGTGTTACTTCCACCATGTAGCACTCCACCATGTGTGTGCGCATCAACAATGCTTCCATCGACTAATTGCAGGCGTCCATCTGGAAGGATTTTCAGGCCATTGATGTTTACTGTGCTAGGGGACTTTATATTGATTCCTGAACCAGTGAATTCCACATATTCTGTAGGCTGGGCATTGAGGATACCGCCAAAATAAATAGCATCTGATTTACTGTGCTTTCTCTTACTGCCTGGCACGGACTCTTTCAGGTTGGTTCGAATTAAAGATGTATCACGATCACACACCCCAATTATCCCAATGTCACCCACTATTGGGTTCATGACTATTGCGCTGTTGCCTCTCTGCAACCTGAACACCGGCAGGTCGTACAATGTCGAATTGGCTATCATCGCGCCAGTGCGATCTGTTCTTGAAAGCAAAGGAAGAACATCAACGACTAAATTTGGCGCTTCCCCTCTGACCGCCTGAACTCTGGCTATTTCAATAAAGAATAGTCCGGACATTAGCATTTCAAAAATATATTCCAGAGACTCAGCTTCACTTACCTGGGCACTGGATGGTGAAAATAAATTATCATCCATTTGTTTTCTGAGCCTCAACTCTGTCTTTATGCGTTCTGGTTGCAGTGCAAATTGAATGCCATGACCCACCAGGCACCCATGACGATAATTCATGCCTTACAGTCGATAATTGATATGTTCCACTTGCCCATGGCAAATCTGTTTTCATATTAATATATCGACCGATACTAAGAAGTGATGAATACTGCGTCTGAAACATCAGACCTCCAGAAGAAAAAACCGGATAACCAACGAGGCCATAATCTCTGGATATAAAAGGAATTACATCATCACGCTGTTCTGATGACGGCCAGAACTCCACCTTTTTTGGAGGCGTTACGGACATTGAAATGCCATATCCTGAACAGACCTGGTGCAACTGCTCGAATACACTCCCTTCAAAATGAGGGCTTCCAGATGTCGTCATTCCTTTCAAGTTTTTGAATGCAACTTCGTATCCGGCTGCGGTGCAAATTGAACTGATTACATCCGTTATATTTTGCGAACCTTGAGCAGTAAAAGGACTGGCTGTCATTTGCTGAAGGTTGGCGTTGGCTGTCGCCGAAATCATTAAGCTGCCTTCTGGCATTTCGTTCATGTTAGCGATTGATGCCGTCATGCCGCCAGAAAAAACCAATGATTCATCTGCATAGATTTCAACATCTATTTCTTGGTCATCAGTAATAATCCCTTGAGCGCGTCCAGACAGGTCAGACATTCGTTTTAAACTAAGCCCATAAAGTGAAATGTCTGCGGTAGCCCCCAACCTTCCCACTACGACTGAATTCAAAGAAACGGTAGACTTTATATTGCTAATGGAAATTTTATTATTCCCACTACCGTCAAATGATGATTTTTTATTTGTAAACTCAAATCGGAGTAAATGTTGCTTATACAAGCTCACTCTCCTCTATGTAATATAGAATGTGACGTTTACCCAGCCCATCCCAATGCGGATCTTGCTGCCCATCGCTATCAAGGAATACCAGATCACCTTTAAACCCAAGGTATGAATAACCAACCATCTTATTGCCATAAAGACACGGTACCCCCTGCATGATTGGGTTACCATTTACCGTCAAGTCCATATAGATAAAGCTTTCGCGTTGAATCATGCGAATAACACATTTCTGACCTGCAAGACTGACGGATATAGACTGTGATTTTTGCGGCTCAATTGAGATGGTTAACATTTCTATGTTTTCCTTGGCCCGGTGATGTTCTCATTGATGTTTTTCGCAATCTCAGCCGCTTTTTGCGTCACGCTACTGGTAACGTCAAGAACGGGCTTTTTAACTGTGTCCAGTGCGCTTTGAAAGCCAGTGGTGATGGTGTTTGATGCCTTTCCCGCAATATCGCTTACGGAGGTTTTTAGTGATGACCATGATTTTCCAAGGTCGTCTACCGTTGCCTGTGTTGCCCCCGCCTCTTTCAGATCCGACCCCACCCCGGTTATTCCCTGGCTCTTCTGGTCATCGACTGGCTTATTTTTGGACTGAGCCCCAGACAAAACCACTTCCATTTGCTGTATGACTTCCTGAAAGTCCAGATAAACAGTCAGCAAAGAGACACCTTTTTGCGAGTTCACCTCATAGGCATGATCAACGAGGTCGTAGCTCTCCAGAGTCTCTTTTGGCGTTTCAATGTCATAGGTGAATGCCGTGCTCAGCATGGTTTTAATCGTGTTGAGCACTTCGTTCTGACTGGTGAATGTCAGGTCAAATATGTTCGGCAAGCTGCCTGAGAATCCGGTAAGCCCGCTGATAACAATTGAGCAGCGAACTCTTGAAGGCTCTTTTACTTTGTTAATAGACTGATAAGTGCCCTGCTCAACAGGGGCATTAGTTATCTGTGCCCTTCCACTTGGCTGAATTGAAGCCATCCCGCTGAATTCAAGAGCTACAGTTCCTGTTGTACTGTCTCTGATCACATATTGCGGATGAAGAACGCTGTCGATGATAGATAGTGGAGAGCCGCCACCAATGGCGTTGAATATGTCTGCCGTATTGAGGTCGATGATGCTCATATTTCACCCATAAAAAAACCCGCCGAGGCGGGTCTGATAGATATCCTGAATTCTCATGGCATTAAAACAACTTACGTAACACCACGTTATTTACAGCTTTCCATGCTTCAGCAGGCCATGCCTTTACTGTGCCGTAGCTTTCATCGGGTACATCCCTGGCCGATAATCCATTCTCTTTGCACCATTTACGCATTGGATACGGGCTGAATTTCTCACCAGTTTCACGATGCACGGCTTTAATGGTTGCGAATTTACTGCATTCTCCCAATTTTTCAGCCAAGGCATTTGCTTTGCGCTTTTCGGCTGAGGCGGTTGCCATTGCTGTTGCTTCACGTTTCTCACCAATCCAAGCTTTCGTGCGCACGGCATGATCACGCTGTTCTGCAATCAGACGATTTTCCTTCACCTTGGCAAGAAGATCTTCCAACGCTTCTTCGTAGGTTTGAGGAATAACTGACTTGTTAGGGTGAAAATATGCATCCTCCAGCCGCTCAAAGAAATTCCACGCTTCATCGGTGTCGACAATCTTCGACATGCGGGCCGCGCCCTTTTCAGTCCAGAGGGTGAGGCTCCGGGCTTTGCTTGAAATTTGTGAGCCACTGGCAGTAGCTCGCAAATTATTAAGCTCTGCACCGGTAATCATGAAGTAATGCTTACCCTCTTCGAAACGCTCCAAATTTCTCGATAGATTCATGCGAATATTTTTTTCATCGCACCCGTACCCCTTAGCCAGAACTTCAGTTGTAACAACACGAACACCCGCCCACTCAATCACTGGAAACATATCAGGATCGACAGCAGGAACTACGTTTGCTACATTTACAGCAGTTGATAAAGATTGTTGCATGCAAGACTCCAATCAGTAGTTAACGTAAGCCGCCAGCTGTAACTGGCGGTTTTTCTTTTTGCGCCATCCCATGCGCCCATCAGTGATACTGCAATCCCTTCAAACCAGAAGCTCTTTCCATACCACCACGCACACCATTTACCTGAGCACATGCATCCTTCAGGCGATCAACCATTTTCCCCGCTACCGGAGAACCGAGAGTGCGAAGCGCGGGGCTAAGCTCATTGCGCCAGATTTCATACATTGCGTCTAAGTGAATGCATGCCACGTTGATGTTATGAACGTGCATCTTGAAATCGAATGCCGGGTTGACGTTACCCTGTGCAACTTCGCGATCCAGAATATCCAACACCCAGCGGCGGAACTCTTTGGCTACAGGTGTGCGAGCAAACATGGCGATCAGATGAGCGCCGCGTAACGAGAAAACACGAACTTTCTTCTTTAAATTCCTAACGTTCTTCGAGGTACTCAGATTGAGTACCCCGACCTCATCCCCTGAGGTACTCACTTCGAGTACCTGAGTCATTGCACTGGTAAACTCGTCTGCGTACTTGTTATAGATCATTGTCACAGCGCGGCTGTTTGAATATTGAAGTGCTTTTGCAAGGTCGGATGAAGTCAACCAGGTTCCAGTAATGTTAGATACCGGCACAAGCGCTTTGCCTTGGAAGTTAAGATCTGATTTTGCTACAATATTCATGTCGATAATTCCTTCGCTGGATTTGTTCGATAAGAGGCCCTGACTATTGCAATTAGTTAGGGCTTCGCCGTATTTACGCTTTGATAAATCCATCTTCTTTCAAACTCCGTTCGATCCGCTTAATGACCTCACTGTTAAGTGAGCGACCTTCTTCTTTTGCTGCTTTCTTGATGATCTCTTTCAATGATTCCGGGAACCGAATACCAGTTGGTGGGATGTTACGTGCCTGTTCCATTGCTGCCTCACATTTTCTACATTGTGTAATCACTACACAAATACTACATTGTGTGCATAGATTGTCAAAGCGTTTTTGATTACATTGTGTAGAAACCTTGCTACACGGATTAACACTATGAAAGTTCGAGATATCGCGCCGTACGGCGTTCGATTGCCCGCTGAGCTGAAAGAAAGGTTGCAGGAGAGTGCAAAAAAAAATGGTCGCTCTCTAAACTCCGAGATTGTCACCCGATTAACAGAATCCTATTTGAATGACGCCGATAGTGGTCGACTTCTCGGCGCGGCTGAGCCGGGCAGCTTCTCAGCTCATGCCCAAGAAACAGTTAAGAGACTGACAATGGAAAGGCTTCCTGAATTCGTGGAGATCGCAGCAAAAACCATAATGACCAAGGAGTTTGAAGAGGAGCTTAAGAATATCGCGCGTAAAGAGGCTCAAAAGCTCGCGCTGGAAAGTAAAAATAAAAAGCCCACCTGAGTGGGCGATGTTGCATGAATTTTCATCAGCTAATGGTTAGAGTCAGGAAAACCACATAAGGACATTGATATGAAAATTATTTCAATCACAACAATAGTTGCATGCCTAATTATGACTCATGCTGGGCTTGCATATTCAGATGAATATAAAGATGTAGTGACCGCAAGAAATCAATGCAATAGCTTTGGTGACACTCTTGTAGCAAAGCAGGGTGACGCACTGGCAGAATTTGGTGAATCCCCAGCGGATATACGCCGTACAGTTGAGTATTATTGCGTATACGGAATCGACGCAGCATCAAATGCACAATCACCAAAAGAGATTGACCAGTGGAGGACTGCAAGTCTGAGAAGTTTATCGGGTATAACGTTTGAAATAGACAGATATAAAACACTGGTTATCGATACCGTGCACAAACAAGCAGTAGATTACTATAACGCGCATCACTCAGCACCAGCACCAGCACCAGCACCAAATGATGACACCGCGCTGAGTAAAATCATCAACAAGTCTGATAAGTATGATGGCGATATACTCATAGTCAATAAAGCTAAACAATATGTCGCCGTAGTAAGTTACAACGTTGAGGGTTCCGGTTGCGATACAAAAAAGCAAGATCTTACCATCAGTGAAGTTATTCTCGACAAAGATGAGCGCCATGTCGAGGAAATGCGATTTAAAGAGCATCCAGCTAAGCTTGAGGTCAACTTTAATGGTCTCGACAATGCATCCCGCTCATGGGCAGATCAATTATTCAAAACAGGTGATAAGGTTAATATCAATATTATGTCCTGCGGTTCTGGTGGCTATGAAAGCATGATTGGCATTGCTAAGCCATTGACCACTGATTTCCCTACCGCTGGCGTTCAGATTACTTCACCGCACTAGAGAATGATGCATTAGTAGAAGATCGTTGCGCCTGTTGATTTATGCTCTTTGTTAGCGAATCAACCGTCTGAGGATTAGAGTTTACGTTAACCGTGTTGATATGGGTGCTGTTAGTTATCTGCGGGTTTCCACCGCTTGACGCCAGTTGATATGGCCTGCTGTCTGCGATTCTGCCCTGCGTTGCATAGTAGTTTCTGGCTTCGCCCATATTGCCATGAACTTTACCAGTGTATTCCCTTGTCTCTTTTGGGAGCGCGGAAATATCACTACCATTGGCAATCCACTTATCAACGTTTCCCATGCCCCAGTTGTACGCTCTGAGAGCATTATCAACATTGCCGTCATATCGATTCAAAAGCTGTCGCATGTAGACAGAAGCTGCAGCTCTGGACTTTTCTGGATTCAGTCGATCATCAACCTGTGAATCGACACGGAGTCCCATATCTCTTGCCGTACCTGGCATGAATTGAAACGCCCCCGCAGCTCCAGAACCAGCGTTGTAAGCAAGTGGATCACCTCCCGACTCTGTCATCATCAAGCCATGAAGCAAGTTATCCAACCCACCATGAGATATCTGCTTTCTTCCTGATTGGCCGCGTTGTTCAGGCTCTTCACCAGGCTTCCTGCTATAAAACCATGGGTTACCCGGTGTTAAATCAATTCCAGAGTTGTTCATCCAATCACCGATGCTTGTGCCAGAAATGGCACCCTCAACAGCATCTGTGGCTGGATTTAAAGTGGCGCCGACTATAGCCCCAGGTACTCCACCAATTTTATATCCAGCATAAGCCGAGGCTATTATTTCTAAAGCTTTAGTTGCTCCGCCTACAGCCTCAGTAAATGATTTTACCTTATCGCCTGCATCCCTGAAGAACCCAATGATGTCGCCGTGGTGCTCCTTGATCCATTGACCAAATTCCTTCATTCCATCAATCACTTCTGGTGCAAATGCTATCGCCAAATCTGTCCTTAGTCTTGCGAACTCAGAATCAAGCTGGCCCAGCGTAGACACCAGATTCTCTTGTTCTTTAACCTGAGCAGCAGTGATATTGGACTTCTTGGTTTCAGAATCGACAAGCGACTTCAGCTCACCAGATTTTATTTTTGCCGCATCTGTAGGGTCAAACCCAGCCGCAGACATCACCTGCATCAGGTTCTCTTGTGAATGCTTCTTGCCGTAACGGGTGAACTCTCCAAGCGCCTTGTTGGGGTCGCCAAGGTTATTAACGTTCAGACCAGTACGAGCGCCCAGCACCATAAGGTTTTGAGCGGCACCCGTAAGGCCACCAAACACTGTCGGGTCAGCAATGTTAGCCAGGGCCATGCGGGCATTGCCGGATGCAGAGATAAACGCATCACCGTTAAGACCGGCTTGTTTGAATCCGCGCTGAACACCAAACATTTTATTCACGTCAGAACCAAAAAACTTAGCCTGCTGGCTGGCTCTGACTATCTCGTTTGCCGTGGAAGTGAATAACTGCTTAACGCCATATAATCCAGCGCCAATACCAAGGAACCCGGCAGCCGCAGCAGTGACACCACGAAATGACGATACTGCCGCGCCGCCAAACTTCTTAACGTCAAACTCCGCATCCGAAAATGACTTCCTTGTTTTTTTGTTCGAGTCCTGGATTTTATCGCCAGTTTTAGCGATATCATTACCGGCCTTTTTGGATGCTTCCCCTACTTCATCAAGCCCCTTAGTAGCGGTATCACTCAGCTCTTTAACGCCGCTTTCAACTTTCTTTTTCCCGTTCAGGAACTCATCTGCCCTGATGGTTACCTTGTAGGCAAGTTCATTGATAATCATCTTTGCTCCTGGAACTTATGCCATACGCGCTGATTGAAGTTTTCCACGGAAATAATCTCCAGCAGGTTGTACATATCCGCCACGGATAGTCTTTCCTGCAGGTCAAGGTAAGTGGCTTTTCCTGAGCAGATGATGGCGTTGATAGTTTGGGAAATGTTGACTGGGGATACTAATTTCGCCGGAAGGGTTTCCTCTTCGAGAAACGGGTACTTTACCCTTCGGCGATTGTTAAAAAATCGAAGTTGGCCTTAAAGACTTTGTCCATCACCAGGCGAATCGTTGAGACCTCTTCGAAGTCGATACCACCATTCACTTTGCGAACTTGCCTTTGCCCATCATACGTTATGGCAATTTGCACGGTAGACATGAGTCGGTCACGAAGAGTGCGGGCCACATCAGGGGATGATGCAGAAAGCACACTTAACCCAACCGTAGCAAGACCGGCGCATCCCATCGCGATAACGTCTGCCGGGATTTCTGAAAAGTTTGAGTCACCCATTGCCCGGAAGATATCCTGCGCCAGCTCGTCAGCATCCCATGCCGACATCTCAGTGATGATGAACTCTTTCCCTTTATCGCGGCCTTCGTCTTCCACGATGTATGTGATTTCTTTTCTTGCCATCAGATTGGACTCGGGGTAACTGATTCAAAATGGAAAACTGCTGGTCGCGCCTTGAGAACTCGGCCGCCTGGAGGGTTTTGAGTCCACGTATGGATTACTCCATTCACAAACTGCCATTTCCTGCCAAGTGCGGGGACCGTTAGCACCATATTGCATGGAAACTTAGAGATCGCCGTTCTTTCTGCCGTCCACCAATCATCAATCAGGAAGCCAGCATTAGACGTTGGCATTAAAGTGATAGTCTGTTCCGTTGGGTTGAAGATAAATCCAGCATGGTACTTACCATCCGCTGACATCTGGTCTTCTGTATTGGTGAGAGCCCCGGTTTCAAACATGTTGTCAGCTGAGTAATCGTCTACGTCAAAACCGCCAGGGTAGTAAGAAGGTACGACGATGCGCAACTTGGAATTGGCACTTGTAATATCAATCGGCATTTTGTCGTCCTTACAGAATTGCGGTTGAAGACATGGTGATGGATTGGATCAGCTGTCCGTCTACGTAGTAGAAGATTGCGCCCTGAAGGTCGCGAGCCAGTCGCGCTGAACCTGTTTGTGTAGGAATGTAGAGATACCAGCCCTGAGAGTAAAGCGTGGCCGAAATATCCTTCCCGACGGTGTTGTTCACGATTCGGATTTGCGCCTGGTCCAGAACCACACCTTTTTGGATGGCACCAAAAGTCAGAGCTTGCTCCGCTACGTCAATTGTCGCCGCCTGTACAGCGCCATATCCTGCATCGTTGAATGCGTAGGATTGATTGTTGGTAAACAGATTTGCATAAGCTCCAACCAGATTTGCGTTAATCCATACCTGGTCAATAAAGCTGTCCAGCCATACAAACTTGCCAGTAATTGCTCCATCAGATGCGTACTGAGCCATAGTTTTATTCAGGCTGTATGAGCCGTAGAAGTTGTAACCATTAGACTTCAGCGCTTGCGATGTAGCCAGGTCGCTTACATTCGGAGCCAGTCCTGAGAACCCACGGAACTTGAATGAAACGCGCCCATTGGTTCGCGCAAAATCCACAGAGGCCGCATACGACAGGGCAGTTACGCTGTACAGGTACGAGCCATATATCGGGAAAATATTTTCGTAGCCGTTTGCCACAACCACTTTTTGCACGAAGCAATTAGCATTGTTAGCAACTGTACCGGCAGCAGTAGTGTCATGGACGACATAGCCAAATCGGTTTTTGGTGCCATTGGCCCATGCGCAAAGTTCAGTTTTCTGTTCATCGGTCAGCTCAACCAATGAGTTAAACAGGATCCAGTTCTGATTAGTGTTGATGATGTTATTCATCGTGTCTGTCAGGGTTACAGCATCAGAACCCGGTGAAACAGTTGCTGCGGTGGCCGCAGTCAGTAGCAATCCAGTCGCCAGTGCGCCAGCGTTGGCATATGAGACTGCACTGTCGTCGCCCGTGGTGGCTGAACGGATAATGAATTTGTTAGCGACAGACAGCCATTCGACATCAACCTTACTGACACCAATGCCTGCTTTCAGCTTGGCTGCGATATCGCTGAAACTCGTCGCTGTAGACAGGTCAATGGAGGTGCTGGTCACTGCAGTGCCATCAACGGTGAGTGTGATGGTTCCTGCTGGGATCGCTTTGAGCGTGGCAAGTGGCACACCTTTAAGATTTCCTGACAGCAAATGCCCGGCGACATCTTCAGTCACGATGCGAGCCATTAGCAGCTCGCCAGGGATAACGGAGGAGTTGTCATAGCCGTTAAAATACTGTTGCCCGGCAAGAAACTCCTTGGAATCACTGCCCATCAATGCAGAAATATCGGCAGCGGTAAAATAGCTAACAACAGCGCCAACCGGCACTAGCTCATTGTCGGTAAGCATCAGGCCATTGGCGTCCACCGCATCACCGGCAGGCGTCACAACATTGGGCGTGATATTAAAATCAACGGATAAAGGGATTGTGCTCATGGGCGTTTATCTACCTGTTCAGTGGTAATTTCGGCATGGTCGAAATAGTCCTGCGGGAATGACACGGTAATATGTGCCTGCAAAGAGAGTGTTAGCGTGTAGCGCTCCTGCCACTGGCTTTCCGCATCTATCATCGGGGCCTGAATCGCAGCAGTTGAATTAAGCGGTGCCAGTCTTGAATCGATGGCTTTTATTTTGTCGTAGGCGTGGCCTGATGTGAAAACAGTCTCGAGCGCTATAGCCCTATCCCCTGCACCCTGACCGTAGATATCAACCTGAATAACAGCCTGGCGAACTTCGGTGTAACCCATCGCGCTGGTAGCTGGAGAGCTGGTATCTTGCTTGATGTCTCTCGTCGTGGATAACCGGGTGAATCGCAAGGGGGTCAGGATGCAGAACTGTCCTTTTGGCATCGGCACCCTATTGGCCTGTGCCTGTCGGCAAGTACCACCAATCGGCTCGATGTAATCAGACAGAACATCAATAATGTTATCAATTGTGAAGTCGTTCATGTGCTTACCTGCAAGTTAACCAGGAGGCGGCACCAGTCAGGCCATAACTCGATTGGCTCAACGACAAGCCATGTCTCGCCATTGATCAGGAATATATCGCCACCCTGTTCCTTTTCTCGCTGGACGCTGAAGTAGTTACCATTCACATAAATCGACTTAACCAGCCCCTGAACGTTCAGGCCATCTACATGCTGAAGCTCACCCTTACTTAGCGGCTGCAACTGAATGATGACACCCTGATCGGGTAGGTATGAAGGTTGCGGAGTTCGGCCAGGCCCTATGGTTTCACCGGCGTACTTCTTCAGGACTGCAGAGATGTTCGGGTTAACCCGGCGAATGGCACTATTGGCTATCTTGTGAAGGTTCAATGTCGCCCACCTCGTAACTGACACCGTCAAACATTTCACCGCTATCTACCAGTGGCTTGGTTGAGTCGGTCCTGCGTGCTTTTCTGGTGCGCCTGATTTTCAGGGTTACAGGAGACAATGGCGGATCCATCAGTTGAGATATTGATATCCGAACATCACCCTGAATCTGACCCCCAAGAACATCCAGCGCCTGATCCACACCCACTCCTGATTGAAGCATCTTGGCTAGCGCATCATTCCATTCCTTCTCGTGTTCATTAATTGCATTACGGAAGAATGGACGAGGAGGCTGATTATTCTCTGGCTGCCCGTATTCGTTCCATGCAGCAATCTGAGCGACCGTTTCATTGCTGTTCTCATGTACAACACCGCCAATAAACCCAACCTTCACCTGTTTAGAATCAAGCTGACTGGCAACATTATTGAGAAACGCCTCGATAGCATCAGCCATATATGCTCCCTGGGTAGTAGTTCGCCATGCGATACACTTTGGTTGCCTGCCAGAAGTCCATTCCATACGGGCTTTGTGTGTACCACATGTAACGGAACTCAATCTGACCAGCATCAGAGGATACAGACACGCTACCCTCTGATGCCGATGACAACCTACCCACCATTCCAGATCCACCGTTACCGTTAGCGTCCCCGTATCGCACATACGCCAGATGAGCCATTAGCAGATAGAGCAATCGCTCACGCTTAACGGCGTCTTCAACAAGTGAGTATTCGGAGTTGTTCAGGTAATCGGTGGACTGGTCAAACAGGAATGGAAGTTGTTCATCGGTAAGATTAGAGAACTCAGGAAACATGGCGCGGAACTTGGTGATATCCAGAACCACGATTGCCATGATTTAATCCTCTTTGTCGGGCTTAGTCTGCTGCTTTTTCGGGTCGAGTTGTTCCATGCCGGTCTTCTGATCCGCATGCTCTTTCGATGCATCTGCCACCGACTTTTCATCGGTAACCGCAAATACCACCCCGTTACGCAAAAGCGGCTGCCCGGCGAAGGTCTTAGCGAACCCCTCCCACAATTCAGAAGGAACGTCGCGAGTGATGCCGAAGCCGTTAATCAACAGGGAATCATTGGTGCCAGCCAGTTTCAACTTTTGGCCTTCATGACTGATGACCAACCCTGCCGGAAGTTTACAGCCGATGATATAGCTTGCTGCTTTAGCCATTATGCCCCCAGCATTTGCGCAAACAGGAATGGCTGCGTGATGACCGCGCCGTAAGTGGTGCCAGAGTATTTCTGCTTGTAGGAAGAAACCTCAGTAACCAGTGGGTGCGCGCGAAGCTTCTCACTGTAAGCCATGAAACCAACTTCCTGACCCTGTGCTGTTTCAACGAACATCTGGATCAGCTCGCCAGCATCTGTGCTGTATTGAGGTGCTGTTTCGAAACGCATGTTCGGGAACGCTTTCTTGAGCATGTCTTCCAGAGAGGTTGCGAAGATCTCGTTCGCGGACTTCAGGTTCACACTCAGTTTGTTGGACATCGCCAGAACGAGGCTTGATGACATATCTACGCCATCACCAACGATACCGTTGGTTCGCGCCACCAGATCTTCGTAAAGGGCCAGAATGTCGTTGTACTTATCGACAACCTGTTTGTCCTTCCAGAGAACGCTGCCGCCAACATCAATCGGGGTGATCGGAGCTGGGAGGGCTGGGTCATTCAGGAGCCCGTAGTTTTTCAGACCTGAAACACCGTAGAAATAGAACTTGTTCTGATCCTGATCGAGGATGTTTACTGCGGCCCGTTGTTTTTTCGCGGCATACGGAAGCATTGCAAGTCCATAGCGTTCTTGCTCCAGTTCGCCGTAAGTCACCATAGTCTGATAGCGATACACGTCACGGTTTTCCCATGCTGGAGTAACCTGCACACCGCCCTGCTCGCTGTAGTCGTCATACGCTACAGTGTCGCCCGTTTCTTCGATGCGCTGAATCATGAAGCTATCCTGGGCCCATGAGCCTCGCTTCTCTTCTCGTCCCAGAATTGCTACTGCACGGTTAGGGGTGAAAAGTGTATCAACGATAGTCGGGTCGATGAAGGTAGATACGATTGCAGGGATACCACCGTTAGGAGCCATAGTAGGCTGAGGATCGGCATCCATTGCCAGTCGGGTTACTGACGCCGGGAAGGTAATACCCTGGGCGTTAGCAACCTGAATGAAGTCCTTAAAGGTTGGTTTTGACATTATGCTTTGCTCCAGGAAGAAATAATAACCAGATCGCCAACGGCTGCGCCTTGAGCCACATACCAATCGGTTTCAACGTGACCGGCAACGGTAGCGCCAGCAGCACCGGTCGCAATCGTGCCGTCAGTAGTGCTTGAAAATACCTTCTGACCAACTGCGGCCACAGTAGAAGATTTAACCCAGAAGTCCCCACCGACTTTCGGAGACACTTCCACTCCGCCACGAATCAGCATGCTTGCGCTCTGGCCGTAGCCAATGATTGCCTGCCCAAGATTCTGAATAAAGCCAACTGGCTTAGTGGTGGATGTCGGTGCAACGTTCGTGACTGCCTTTGGATCGGTGGCATCGCGGTACACGAATGTTGCGATGGTTACGCCCGCCGCAACTGCTTTAAATGCACCAGGACCACCGGCAGCAGCGATGATTGGTGATGTTGATGCAGGGTGACCGACCTGGCCGACACCGCGATAGGTGGTTACGCTTTTTTGGAATGACATTATTATTTAACCCCGCGAATCATTTTCATTACATCGGATTTAGTGTCGCCGCTCAGATGCTGAGGGGAAGAATCCTGCGCCAGAGAAGGAGCGCGAGCTAGTGTGTTGAATACTGAGCGCAGCGTTGCAGTTGGCAATGTTGCATGGTCATCGCATCCCATCTGCTTCAGAGCGGTACGATATACTTCTTCCGCGCTATCACAGGCCAGTTCGCCAACAATAGGTCGAACATCACGCTCAGCCTGGCGAAGATCAGTGAAGCGGCGTTCAACGCCTTTAATAGCGGCATCCATCGCCAGCTTGCTATCGTTTGCCATCTTCTCTATTTCTTTTTTATCTTCCTCGGCTTCATCTTCAGCCTTTTTATCTTTCTCAGACTCTTCGTCCTCGGCGAGTTTTTTCTTCTCTTCCTCGGTCATTTCGTCTTCGGCTTTCTTGGGGTCTTTGTCTTCATCTTTGATGATTTCTTCGACCTTTTTTTCCACTTCCTCTGCCTTTTCATCATTAGCCAGCAAAGGCCGGATGAAAGTCATGAGTGATTTAATTTTTGACATCAGTTTGAGTCCTATCGGTTGTGAGTCGTATACAAATACATCCGGACCTGCCCGGCCTGATGGCACGATTGCCACGTGGTTACAAATGATGTCACGCATGACGCCATCGTATGCTTCGCCCTCGTACACCCCCGGCGTAAGATCGAGCCGCCAGCGGTAGGAGGATGAATTTTCTTTCTGTCGCTCGGTCTCAATGCCCATAATGGAATCGACATCCCAGATGACCATTGAGTTTTTCAGGTAGGTCCCGTCGAACGATGCGCTCTCGCCAGTCGAACCGATGATTGCGTCTTTGGGTGGGTCAAGGACGCTCACGCCAATATGCTGATTAAGGATCGGTTTGTTATTGAATGTCGGTACAGCCTTACGCAATTCTTCAGGGTCGCGCAGCAGTCGATAACCCTTATCAGGATCGAGCCCTAGCTTTTCCCAATCAGGAATCTCTTTCCCGTAGTAGACACAGATATTGGCCTTGCTTATTGGCGTCAGGGCAACGTGCATCATTCCATCTGCGTCGTAGGTGCGGACGCTGGCTTTATCGAAAGCGAATACTGCATCTTCTGCATAACCATTCGCATAAGCAGCGCGCTCAACCTCTTCGGCTTTCTCTTTGGTATCGAATGGTCCGCGGCCGTCCCACCACCATGAGCCGTCTTTTTGATGTACTGGCATGGATTTACCTTTCTTCAGGCAACAAAAAAGGCCACCGAAGTGACCTTGTGATTTTTCTTTCGCTAAAACGGCAAGACTGGCTTCCAGGTGCATCCGCAGTTCGGAAGCTGTCCTGGCATTATGTATTCGCCATCAATAAGACAGCCTTCCGACAACTTGAAGCGTTTGCGCTCTTTGCCGGCCTTGACGTGACTCTTTCGCGGTGCGTGACCGCCACCACTATGAACCCACTCACCCTCTTCTATCCCAGCCGCCTGCTGCCGTGCAGATGAAAGCGCACTGGTTGCTTTTCGGATCTGGTCACGAGCGATGAACTCGGCCCTGCGCCGGGTAATTCCATAACGCTTGCCGAAACTGGCCTCAATCTCGTCAGCCAGCCCCTTACGGTCTCCACCACGTGCCACAGCCCGGTAAACCATTCCCTCCACTTCGGTGAAGTATTTCTCAGGTATAGAGCGAATCAGCGACACGTTTTCAGCAATGATGGCATCAACCTTTTCGGTCATTGCTGGAGTCCATTGCATGTTGATGGTGAGAGATTCTTTACGGGCTGATGCGAGCAACCCCCGATCAACTGCTGACTCTGTTTTCTTAACCAAGTCATCAGATATAGGGAATGCTTTGCTGATGAATCGGTCTACCCATTTGCGAGCCAGCGCATCGAGAGCATGCTTAACCATCTGGACAGGGTTAGCGTCCATTGCCAGCGACGAATCCTCGGCAAGAGGATTGCCACGGATTATATCGATCACCTGTTGTTTAACGTCTTCGTTCATCTCGCGTATTTCAGCAAGCAATTCACGCTGATACCACTTGATGTTTCCGGCGTTATAGTTGACCGCTTTTAATCTCTTCGTCTTCTTCCGACTCATAATCACCATCCAAGTTTTCGAATCCGGCGTTTTCGATGCCTTTCAGTGCCTCCCGACCTTCCTCGGAGTTAACCAACTGGCTGTCAGATGCCACCGCCACCGTCTCAACTCGAATTTTGGCAATTTCAGCACGCTCTTTCTCGCTGATTTCATCCAGCGGTCGGAATTCGAAATAGATGTCATCGTTAATGGAGCCAAACTCGGACAACTGGATAAGCTTGAAAATGTTCTCCAGGGGCCGGCGCATCTCGCCATCCTGATACCCGGACACCGTTTCGTGCCAGGTGGTAAGCTCTGAATCTCCAGAAGCATTCAGGCCAGCAGGCGCGTTACCCAGCAGCTTAAGGTTGGTGATTCGCGCTGGCATGCAGAGCTGGTCCTGATAGTTCGACAGCAGGCTTGATAGTTCACTGAGAGAGGTTTGCATGTGCAGCAAGTCCTCTTCATTATCTATGGCCCAGATGCCAAAATTGTCCTGGTACTGAGTGAAGAGCTTAATGCGCTTATCGAACTGCCCCGGCTCCTGTAAGCGAGCGTCCATGTCTGTTTTCAGCGCTCTCATGCGTAACGTGCGGAGAATTTTAATTACGTTCTTCTTGGCGTCTCGCCAGTCGGTAACGTAATCCTCCATCAACTGCGTAAGCGACAGGCCGCCAAAGCTGTACGACGGCTTAAGGATGTCTGGAACCGGGCGGCTAACGATATCCATAAAGCGGGACTCGTGAACAGTGTCACCCATGACGAACCATGCTTGCGGCCTGTAGAATCCTTCCTGCAACGGCCAGCGCGTGTTGTAGAGCGCAGGGTAAACCCACGTTGGGTCTACAACTCGCAGCCCCTTGAGCGATCCTTTGGTGATTTTCCGCTTATCCAGGAATAACGGCTTGCTCAGCTCCTCACCTCTCGCTCCGGTATCGATGTAAATGTGAGCCACACCGAACATGGAATCCTGCCGCACCGCTTCGTGCATCAGTCGCTTAATATCGTACTTCTCAAGCGCCCTTTCCATCTTGTCGATTGCCGGGTCGTGGTCACCTTCCTTTCGGCTCTTGACCTCTATCCAGTTACGCGTCATCTCATCAGCAAACACATTATGCATGTTCGAATATTCGACCTGCTGAGACATCGCAGCCAGTGCAGGATAACCACGGAACCCTGAATATTCAGTACCTGCATACATCGCGTTGATAGCGTCATATGGCGTGGCGTCCATTGCGAATACTGCTTTCTCTTTCCCTTTCGGGATTACGCCTGGCAACGGCTCGTAGGTCTTGAACTCAGTCATCGGCACAGCATCATTCGCTACAGCAGCACTATCCAGGTGCATCTGCGTAATATTTGCCACTTCCCGGCGAGGTGCCTGTGCGGCCTTGCGTTTTGTCATTGCAGTATCTCGTCAGGGATGTGGAACAGAATGCCAGCTTTAGCTTTCATCTCGGTGATGGCGTCCATCATCGGATCGAGCTGGTCATCGTGAGTGTTGAACTCGGGGTTAATTGCTTCCATCTCGACGAGGAAGTCATTAATGAATGGCTTATCAGAAGGCAGTTTGCAGTATCCGGACTCAATGAATCCCTGCGTATCCATCAGCCGCGTGTATTTATCCTTGTCACGCTGAATTGCTTTAACTGGACATAGTGCGTCTTTGCGGATGCTCTGTATCAGACCGGTGCCAGAAGCTTTATCTTCGATTGCCATATGGCGCAGCGGCCCGTTCTTTAGCTGTTTGCATGCATTCCAGAATGCGATAGCGCGCCGCTTAAGTTCATCTGCCTCCCACTTTCCACGAATCATATCGATAAGGTACATGTAGCCATCGACACCAAGCCCCCAGTGCTCGAACACGGAGAAGTCGTTAACCTCTTTCGTTTTCTGCGCGGTATCCCCATAGACGGCACGCCACTTCATCACCGGCAACTCTTTGTACTCACCGAACCAATCTGACTTGATTAGGCCGCCACCTTTGGCTGTTGGTCGCTGCTGATACAAAGCGTTCCACACCAGGGAGCCGCGCTGCTTGGCTTTGTCGACGAACTCTTGTGGCATTCGCTCAGGAAACAGGATTTCACCCGGTTTACGAAGAAAGTATTTCTTACCGTTAAGCTCGTGAATCTCTTCTTTTTCAGCCTCCATTGGGAAGCTGACTACGCGCCATTGCTCCCCGCCCTCTTCGGCCTTTTTCAGTAATTGACCAGCAAGGTCATTCTGATGCCAACGGGTAAGAATAATGATGATGCCGTTTATCTTCGGATCTGCGCGGGTGAAGAATGTTGTGTCATACCAGTCAATAACTGATTCCTGGTAATTTGGGGATGATGCTGTTTTGTAGTCTTTGGCTGGGTCATCAATGATGCCGATGTTCATCCCTTGCCCGGTTATCCCGCCGTTTACGCCGGCAGCACGATAAGCACCGCCATGAATGTCACCTTGACCGTTTATCACCTCCCAGAGCTCTGCAGTCCGAATTGCCCCGCCCGCACCACTCCTGCCGGACGGTAGTGACGTATCAGGGAATACATCAGCATATTTCTTTGACCCAACGATGCGCTGAGTGTCGCGTGACATCCTGTTTGCCAGGTCAGAGGAGTACGAACAGGCTATAACGTTCCAGTCAGGGTGCTTACCCAGCACGTAAGCCGGGAATCGGCGAGAGGCTTTCTCACTCTTACCTGAGCGCGGAGGGGCGAATATCATCAGGCGCGGCATCTTCCCCGCTTCGACATCAGCAAGGAACTGGTCTAACTCAGCGGAGAGTAGCTCGTTAAACCAACCTGTCTCATACAAAGGGTTGGTGTAGAGAGTGAACCCCATCAGGCTCTCTCTCGCCTCCGCTATCGCCCTGCGCTTATACGCCTCAAGTGTCTGCCTGTTTCTCAGAGAGCTGTGATCTGTGACGGCCATGACCAAGCTCCTTAAGGCGATCTTCTAATTCTTCTTTGGTGATATCGGTGTATTCGATTGGCCCACCATTTTTGCCGGTATGCTCGTGGGTCGCCTGCTCTTTAAACGCCTGAACATCAACATGCTTACCGAGCAACTCGAGGTTCTTAACTTTGTCTGGCCATTTGATTTTTTTGAGGGAGCCAGGAACATCACCGGGCATCTCCGTAACGTCCATTCCTGATAAGGTAGTTCGCCACGTCTTGGGCCAATCTTTAATCGGCTTCAATTCACCATTGGCAAGCAGGATATCCAGTACATCCATCTGGTCGATTTCAACTAATCGGCGCAGGACATAATCAGCGCCAACCCTTGTTCTCTCTAACCGTTCAGCATTCAGTTCAGCAATGCGAGTCTGGATTTCAGGTTTCTTCAGGTTTTCTTGACCAATGCTGTACGCGGTCTTTTCGCTGTATCCCGCTCGCTTGGCTGCCTGAGTAGCATTCAGGTCTGACAAATATTCACGGGCAAACAGCTCTTGTTTGTCGGTGAGCTTTGCCATTTTTATTCCTTGAATGTCGGAACCAACTTGATGCTTTCTGCCAACTGCAGATTCACTATGTATGAGTCATTTCCGTTATAGTCAAATACCTGAAACAGAACCTGCTTAGTGGCTTCTGGATAGAATCGAGCGTAGCCTCTCACCTCCCTTCCACCCGGGTAAACCACCTCCACATCCACTTTATCAAGAATTTTACTCACCATTTTCAGCACATCCCACTTTCCACACTCGGAGGATTTTTAACCCGGCGAGATATTGTCCGTTAAACGATTATTCCGGCAGCACGTAATGATGCAATTAGTGCGTTTAGTTGGGTACCTGCACTCGTGCCATCAGCCGCCACTGTGCAGTCAGCTACTGTTGCGGCCTTCTTTACTCCACCAAGAACGGTGGGCGCCGCAGGTGGCAGCGTGTATGCCTCGCCATCTACATCTTCTATTGTTGCGACTTCTACGGATTTACCAGACTGTCCGATTACACGTGCCGTCATTGTCATGCCCTCAATAAGTTGGAATAAGATGTCTTTCCATCAGTCCTTCACTACAAAGACTCTTTTTAGCCGATGTACTGGCTGGAGGTTCATCTCTCAGTGACTGCTACTGTTATTGGCCCCACCGGTAGCTGGGGTGTGCTGCTGAATTCTGGTCGCAGAGTTGCGGTGCTTCACAGCAGGACTTCCCCACTCTTTTGCTTCCGCCACGGAATTGATTATTGCTGGATTGCAGCCATTAAAAAAGCCACTCGTAAGTGGCCTTTGTGATGGCAATAAAAAACCGCTCGGAGGCGGCTTATGGATTTTATTTTCCAAGAAAATTGTTTCGGCAAGAATCCTCTACATCTTTAATGTTATTGCCAGGAATTCGGCGGTATGTATTAAGAGTTCTATGCCAGACATATATGGTATGGGCATTAGGATCCTGAGAATTCACGCGGGAAATATGAAAAATTTCAGCATGATATTCAGACGAAGATTGGTCGTAGTAGATGTCGTATTTAGCCTCATGCCCATGAGAGTTCACAAACTTGACTGTGCTGACCAGATTAAAAGTGCTCATATATCCTCCTCTTCAGATTGAATTGGAAGTATCGACTTTGTGAAGATTTTCTTTAGCGCTCATTATCAAGCCCACCCGCAGATGAGCTTTGTAATGGAGAGCCGTTGTGAAAGTGGCTCTCTCCGATTTCAACTTGCAACATCAAGCGTCAACTTCAATTGTTCCTGCCAGAATTCAACACTCGCATCCAAGGCTGGTTTATCCCAACGCCAGCGAGCCATTTCACGAGCACCACCACTTGCTTTTGATTTCCGGTCATCACGAATTCGACACGCTTGCTCATAATTTTGCTGCTCGGTTAACTCTCCGCGAAGGAGGCTATCAATATGCAAATCGCACCAGACAGCAAATCGTGCATCGCACCAACGAGCAAATGCAACAGAGAGCTTTGGATGAAGCCACGTACCACCGCCACGATCCTTTCTCGCTTTGCTGGTTTTTACATACCTGCATTTCGAGGGATGTAAAATTTGAGACTCAACACCTGTCATTGCCTCATCCAGTGCCCGGATGTATTCGAGGGTTTCAGCTAGTCGCATCCAGTTATCAATACGCTTACCAAATTTCTCGGCAACGTCTGTAACGTTTACCCAGCCTTCAGTACTGAAACGCACCGATTCGCCTTTATAACTTAGAGGGATAATATTCATTACGCTGATACCTTTTGGTGGTTGAGCCTGTTCTCGTAGATGTGGGCAGCCCAAGAGCGGTCAGCGTTACCACTGCCCTATCTCAAGCCCTACCCCGAAAGGCTCCTGGTTAAGATGCGCACGAGAATGCGCGGTAAAATACGGGTATAAAAAAGCCCCGCTATTGCGAGGCTCTGGATGATTCGATTTTCCTGATTGCTGCCTTGTCGATATTGCACTGGCCCAATGCGGTGTAGAGCATGGCGTTTAGCTCAACGCTGGCACCGTATGTGAATGGCTGTGTAATATCGGGTATCGTAGTGTCTGCGGTGAGGTCAGCGCTGATTGGTGCTACTGGTGCGGGTACGTAAACTATCTTTGAGTTCCCGCAGGCTGTTAACAGCGGCACCAGGAACAGGCTGATGAGCACAGGTATCGCCTTGAAGCGTCTGGCGGATATAAACCACATGCGCCGCACCTTTCTCAGCAAGGTTTTGCTTTTCTTCATATGCGGCCTTTGATATGTCGTGAAAAAGGTTCATGGCGGTGATGACGTTCTTTGTCACCATTGCAGAGGATTCGATAGCGTCTTCAGCAGTGATAGCCCTGTCGTAATTACTTCTGGCAATCTTCGCAGTAACAAACAGCAGAACCATCAGGATTGCGGCCACGATGATTCGCCAGTGCGCCTTTAAGGTTTGCCATAGCATAACTGCCGCTCCACTTCGCGCCGGGTGATTAACCCTTTCCACTGCTTCCCACCGGCATAAGTCCAGCGACGGAGTTGGTCGCATGCGCCGGGTATATCGCCCTGGTTGAGTTTCTTCAGCATCGTTGATGCGGTGAACGCACCAACGCCGACGTTGTATGTAAATGAGTAGAGCGAGGCTTTCTGGTAGTCGTTCAGCTTAACCTTCACAGAACTGTCGACCGCCTTCACAGCGGGAAGCATGTGCTTATAGAGCAGGTTGTCGCATTCAGCTTTAGTGTAGGTCTTACCCATAACAACATCCGGCCCGGTCACGCCAGCGCATGTTGTTGGGATGCCAATCGGATCAAGATAGGTTGTGTATTTAACCCCTTCCTGGTCAGTGATAAGCACACCACCAATCGCCATCGCACCGGCTGATGCTGCGCCGATCAGCTTGTTGCGGAGAGATGCATTCATTCAAATCTCCCGGGGTGCTTTCTGACTCAGGTCAGCGATAACTTGAGCTGTAGCAGAAGGATTATTAACGTCCGTCTTACTCAGGAT